AAGGCGTCGGCGAGGGGGCCGGCGCGGGGGTGGGCTTGACGGTTCCGTTGCCGTCGGTGCCACCGGCGGCCTTCACCGTCGCGGTGGCCTCCAGGCTTGCGCCGTTGATCGTCGCCTTATTGGTGTAAGTCGTCACGCCTTCGACGGGCTGCGTCGCGTCAGGGTAGGTCACGCACACGAGAGACCCGGTCGGCGGGGTGAACGTCAGGGTGTGCTTCGTGGCGTCGAGCTTGCCGTCCGTCCAGGAGGTCGTCTTGGGGTCCCAGGTCGGGCCGGTGCTGCACTTCACCGCCGCGTGCATGACGTTTGTCTCATCGGTAATCGTGTACGTGACGCCGGGGTCGATCTTCCACTGGATGCCCCAACCGACCGAGCCGTCGCGGTTGGTCCACCCGTACTTCACGGTCTCGGGCTTGGCGTACTCGTAGTGAGCGGGGTCCGAGCAGTCGTTGCTGCAGGTGCCGGTTCCGTCTTTGTCGCCCCACACGAGGGTGCGGACGGTTTCACCGTTGAGGGTGATCTGGGTCGATTCGGTGCCCACAGCCTTATCCGTGAGCTGTGCGCGGGCGTGGAACGTGCCCGTCACATCCTCCTTCGCGGCCCATGCTTCGGGAACGTCCGTCACCGTGCAGATGAGGGTCGCCTGGTCGGCGACGCACTCCCCGATCTTGGTGCCGTCGTCGAGCGTGAACGGGAAGTTCGCGCGCCAGTTGAAGCCGCCGTCGACGCTGCCAACGGTCAGGGTCGAGCCGACCGTCAGGTGCGGGGTCTGCCAGGTGCCCTCGACGTTGACCTCACTCGAGGTCTGACGCGACGCACTGGTCGCCTTCGTGACCTGAGCGCTGATCGGCTCCGGGCTGGTAGGGGCCGCGAGCGCGGGGGCCGCGGCGGCTGCGATGGCGAGGCCCATGGTGAGGCCGAGGCCGGCGAGCGTGTACTTGGTGGTGTTGGTGTTCATCGTTATTCAGTCCGTTTCGTTGTCGAGGGTGAGGTCAAGGGCGTTAATGCGGGCCTCCTGAATGAGGCGGCGCACGCGCTTGTCGGTGCAGGGCGTGCCGGGGTGCTTGATCCACCAGACGGTGGAGTGGAGCCATTCGACGGTTGAGAGCGTCATCGTCTGGCCTCCTCGTCCTCGTTGGCGGCGGCCTGGTCCGCGTACTCAGCCAGCGACTTCTCGAACAGGGCGTTCATGACTTCGTCGGGGTGGTTGGCGACCATGAGGCCGGCGATCATGAGGGCGCGGATGCACTCGGGTGCGACGGCCCAGGCGAGGCGGTGTCGGAATCCGTGCCAGCCGTGGTGGCCGTAGCGCAGGGCGTCGATGTCGCCCTTGTACTTCGCGGGGATGAGCATCTCGGTCACTTGTCGGCCCCTTCCTGATCTTCGTTGATGAGGGCGATCAGGTTACTGATCTCATCGATGGTGAGGATGAGGGCACCGGCGACGTGTTCGCGGGCCTTGGGGTGGACCGCCGTCATATCGATGATCCTCATTGCGTCGGTGGCGCGGGTCTGCTCTCGGAGGAGCGCGCCGCCGATGAGGGCTTTCTGGCGCTTGGTGAGCGTGGTACCGTTGATCTGCACGATCTTGTCCTTTCTGTGGGGGTCGTGCGTGGGTCTCGCGGGGTGGCAGCCTCGCGGGGCCCTTCTTTTCTTGTGGGTTACGCGGCCCGTTGGGCTGCGCGTGTGGCGGCTGCCTTGCGGGCGGCCTGGCTGCGGTTGCTGCGCGGTGTGATCCTGCCTTCGCCGGGTTCGGCGGCGTGCCTGGCCTGGTAAGCCTGCAGGGCGTCGGCGGGGATGCGCCAGCCGGCCCGGCCCTTCTCGTTCCACGCGGCGATCTGCCCGTCACGGATGCGACGACGAACGGCGGCGGGGGAAAGCCTGAGCATCTCGGCGGCCTCGGCGAGGGTAAGGATCTGAGTCACGCGGCCTCGCCTCCGAAGCCAACGCGGCGGGCCTGCAGGATGACAACGCCGCTGCGCTGGTCCTTGATGGCGTATCCGTCGCGGGTCGGGGCAACATCGGCGTTGGCGATCTGATCGGCGCGGCACATGAGGTCGGCGACTGTGGTCTCGAGGATCTCCGCGAGGCGGGTCAGCTCAGAGAGTGAGAAATCAACGTGCCCGTTGAGCTTCCTCGAAAACGTTTGTCGACCAATGCCGAGGCGCTTAGCGACGATGGTGGTCGAGAGGCCGTGAGCTGCGATCTTCTCTCGAATCGCGGTCGTGATTCCCTTCAAGGCTTGCACCTCCTTACTTGGTACTTGATTGTCTCGGAAATGAGACAACACAAGTATGTCTCAAAAATGAGACAGGTGCAAGCTTGGATAGCTAGACGTGTCGCTATTTTGAGACATAGAATGTTGACCATGGGACAAAAACCGCTGGAAAACAGCCATTTTGAGAGACGCATTGTTGCGCTCATCACATATGCGAACTCGGCGCGTGGCGGCACAATCAGATCACTAGCTGCGGCCTCGGGCATCTCTCGCGCCCGCGTTGACCGTATCCTGCGAGGCGTCTCGTCAATGAGTACGACCGACCTGCAGAGCATCTGCGACGCCCTTAACCTCACGCCCTGGAAGCTCGTGTTGGCTGCCGAAACTGACCGCACCTATGAGGAGGTCGTTGCCGACCTTGACGGCGTGCCTACGGCTTGACATGCGCGCCGCGAAAACGCCGGGCATATAACGAAGCCCCCGCCGGGGCGCTTGTCCGGTGGGGGCATGTGCAGTTAGGAGGCCCGTGCGCGCGGGCAAGCCCAGGGGGCCGACCCTGGTATCAATATTCATGCACGCGTTCATCGTAGCACGCGCGTCCCGCATTAGGGACAAAAAGCCGCCGCCCCTGGCATGACATTCCCGATCATTACCAGAGACGGCGGGGTTTGCGCATGTTAGGCCAGCGCAGGTGGCCGGGTCTCTCGCGTCGGGGCGCGGTTTACCCAAGAGAGAACCGCCCAGCTACCCGAAGATGCCGAGCGATCGGTTACCGCAATTCTACCTCGGCGCGCCCACATCTGCGTCCAGGCCATGCCGTCGATATGAGAAGTCCCCACACGGAACCCGGTCGGGAAGTGTGGGGATACTGCCCCTAGCTTACCTCGCGGCGGGCACATCTGCGCCCCCACACGGGGGCGCGCGCGGGGCAAAGTGTCAAGACAACCAACCGCGAGTGCAGGGCCACGCGAGCGCGATTTTAGGTGCGTGTCACGTGACACGCGTACAACGTCACGCAACGGTGTTTTAAGCCCATTCAAGGCCACGCAGAAAAAGCGACTTTTCAGCGGAAAAACAAGACTTTTCCCCACCCTCGCACCGCAAACCCAAAAACACCCTGTGCAGAGACATGGTCCCCACACCCTCACAACAAAAACCGCACTATTCTGCGGTAAACTGAGGGTGTGGGGGCCGCGTGACACGCTTGCGTGACACACACGCTAAGCAATCGGAGTACAATCAAGACCAAGCAAACACGCTCAAGATCAAGCAAGGCGGCGCAACATGGCATCTGTCAAGGCAGTGACGCACCGTGACGGCACCGTCGTGTACCGGGTCCGATACCGCGCCGGTGGCCGCAACCCCGTCGTTGAAACCTTCTACGATGCCGCGAGCGCCCAACGCTTCGCCGACCTCGTCGACCGCATCGGCGGGGCAGCCGCCCGCGAGCTGCGCAGCCTCGACGACCTCGCAGCCACTGACACGCCCACCGTCGCCGCGGCCCTCGAACACCACCTCGAAGCCCTAGCTGCGTCCGCGACGCCGGGCACGATCAGCCGATACAGGCAGATCGTGCGCGACCGCATCGAACCCCACCTCGGCCCTATCCCCGTCGACATGTTGACACGTCACACGGTCACGAAGTGGATCGCCGAACTGCGCCGCACGCCCGTCACGCGCGGGGCCACCGCCGGGCAACTGCCGTCCGCTAAGACAATCCGCAACGCCCAAGCCCTCCTGTCCGCCGCCCTACAACGCCTCGTCAACGATGACGTGATTCCCCGCAACGCCGCGAAGGCCGTCCCCCTCCCCAAAGACGCGACCACCCGCGAAATGCGCTTCCTAACACCCGACGAGTTCGCCCGCCTCCACGCGCAGATCCCCGCCGATTACCAAGCCTTCGTCGCCGCAATGTACGGGCTCGGCCTACGCTTCGGCGAAGCAACCGCCCTCACGGTCGCCGACATCGACCTCGATGTCGCGCAACCTGTCGTCCGAGTGAATAAGGCCTGGAAGGTTGGCGAACACGGTTCCCGCTATCTAGGGGCCCCGAAAACCAAGCGCGGGCGGCGAACAGTCACCATCCCCGCGCCCCTGGTCCCTGAGCTGCGCGGCGCGCTCGCGGGTAAGGCATCGGATGAGCTGGTATTCACCGCGCGACGTGGCGGCCCGATCACGTCGGCCCCATTCCACAATCACATCTGGCGGCCAGCGTGTGATGCTGCTGAGTTGTCGCCGCGTCCGCGCGTGCATGATCTGCGTCATTCGCACGCGTCGGCGCTGATCGCTGCCGGCGTCCCCCTACCTGTGGTCCAGCGGCGCATGGGGCACGAGTCCATTCAAATGACGGTTGACGTTTACGGTCACCTCGCGCCCGATGCGTACGCAGGGGCTGCCGAGGCTATGAGCGCAGCGTTGGGCGGTGCCACCCCGCAACTTGGCATGTGATACACATCTCCCTAAGTTGGCTTGCGTAGTAGCCCGTGCGCGGGCTATAGTTGAGGCATCGGGAGGGAACAAGCCCCCCGAACCTCAAAGAAGGAGATCACAAATGTCCACCGTCACCTACATCACCGACACCAACGCCGACCGCTTCGCCCGTTACCTCATCATCGATGGGGAGCGTGAGACCGCCGAGGAGTGGTTCGAGGCCAGCCTCCCGGGCGACGAGGTCGAGGAGCTGCGCGAGGCCCTCATCGATGCCGCCGTCCGTATGAGTGGTGAGGATCGCGAGCTGCTCGCCTCCAACGGCTTCAAGATCACCGAGGTTCCGCTGGCCTACACCGAAGCCGACGAGGCGCGCATTTTCGGCGAGTACAACTTCGCTGACGGCTCCCGCGACGGCATCCTCAACGCAATCGCCGCCGAGTGCGAGTCGCAGGCCCTGACCGACGGCTACTCGAGCGTCTGGGAAACGCTGACAGTCCTCGAGGAGATCGGCGGCGACGTTGAGAAGTTCCTCGACTGACCAGCAAAGATAAGGCCCCCGCGCCCCGTCACAGGATGCGGGGGCCAACCCATAGGAGGAGAATTGACCGAACCGCTGACCCCCGCCGGCCTTCGATGCCGACGCAAAGCCCTCGGGCTCACACGCGCCGAACTCGGCGACCTCATCGAAGCACCTGAGAGCGCGATCCGCTCCTGGGAGATCGGCAAGGGCACGCCCCGCGATCCCCTGAGCGTCCACATGCTGCTCGGAAATCTCGAGGATGCCGCTCTCGACTGCGTCGACGTGCTCACGGCCCCCGCTGACGATGAGACCGAGGACGTGCGCGTGGTCCCGACCGCCCTGTTCTCGTACGTCGATCACGCCGCGTACGAACAGGGGTGCGAGTGGGCCGCGCGGCTCCCGCTGTCCACGTACCAGGCGTGCGTCGGGAGGGCCTTCGCTTTCCTGGCCGACCAGGACATCCCCGTCGAAATCATCACCCGAACCACTAGGGAGGCATAATGACGCGCGAGTACCTGGGCGCCGCTGACTTCGCCGCACGCGCCGGCCTGGCCACGGCGACGATCCGCTCCTATATGCGCAAGGGGCTGACCCCGCCCGCTGACGTGCAGATCAGCACGCCGAACGGCCCCCTGCGCGGCTGGTCGCCTGAGACAATCGACGCGTGGCTGGCGTCGCGGCCAGGGCAGGGTGCGCGCACAGACCTACGCAAGTAGCGCACATCACATTCAATATCACTTGCACTATATATCGCGCACGATGTATAGTTAAGGCATCGGGAGGGACAAGCCCCCCGAACCTCAAAGAAGGAGCAAGACAATGAACACCATCGAAACCGCCGCCGACCTCGCAGCGATCATCGAAACCACCGGCGAAAACCAGCGCTACGCCACCATGAGTGACGTTTGCGATGCTGTCGCCGACGCACTCGGCGACTACGCCGACGAGTACGACATCTCCGCCATCGCCGGCGAGGCTTACGCCTGGTACCGCGCCTACGACCCCGAAGCCAACGTCGAGTACCTGCACGAGCAGGGCTACTACTCGGTCGTGACCGCCGATGAATTCTGGGAGATCTGCGCTAACCACGCGCACTGACAGAAAGAAGAAGGCCCCGCCCCCCACCAAGGGGCCGGGGCCTTCCCACACCAGGAGACACGCCATGAAGCAAGACGTCGACGGCGCAATGAGCACCGACGAAGCCCGTGAGCGCGGCTACCTCCCTACCGCCGAAGTGCCTGCGCTCATCGGTGTCGAGCGCGAGCTGCGCGAGCTCGGAAGGACCATGCGCCGCGAGGGCCTGCGCCCCGTCCGTGTCGGGCACGCCTACTGGTGGAACGCCGACGCCGTCGCGGAATGGGCAGCGCAGCGACGCTGGATACGTCCCCAAGGCTCACCAGCCGACCCGTGCTCTTCCCCCGGCTGCGACCGTGATGCGATCTCACACGGACTCTGTCTCAAGCACTACAAGCGGGCACGCGGAAAGTACGCCGACGAGGCCACACCCCGCGTCGGCCAGCCCGTCGGTGCCGGGGTCTATGGACGCATCACAGAGGACGAAGAGGGACGGCTCATCTGTCACGAGTGCGGTCAAGCGTGCTTGAGCCTTGCCGCTCACATCGCGCGCACCCACGGAATGAGTGCCGCCGAATACCGCGAGGTCTACGAGCTGCCGCGCACAACAAAGCTCATCGCAGCCAGCATCCGCGAGCGCACCGGCAAGCGCTCTTCCAGCCCGGAGAATCTCGCTCGGCTCGCCCGAGCGCGCGACCCGCAAGCCGCCGCCAGCGCGCGCACGCCCAACACTTTCCGAGCCGTCAGCCGCGCACAGCGTCAGCGGTATGTTCGTCAGTCTGAATAGCATAGTAGGCCCCACCCTGAGCGGGTGGGGCCTACTGGCGGTTTAAGGGTGAACTGTGGTGGGCCATGAGGCCATGAGGCCGTTCGCGCCCTTCCCAAGCGCGGTTTGCGCCTGCCCCGTGTTCGTGATGATGTGCGCGATTGTGGGCTTGCCGGTCGCCGTGATCTGCTGCCAGGCGGCGCCGGGCGCGTTCCATTCCATGCCCAGCACGTCCCAGCGGGACGGGTCGGCGGCGGCGAGCTCGTTCGGGTACAACATGCACATCGTGCGGTAGCCCCTGGCCTTGGCGCGGTCCACGGACCCGGCGTTAACGAAGTGCTTCCAGAGGACACGCCGTTCGGGGTGGCCGTTGAAAGCGTCGGCGAGCAGATCGTACAGGTCGAGCTCGGCCTGCAGGTCAGAGCTGTTCGCGTCCTGCTTCGAGGAGGTCGCCTTGTGGTCGACGGCGAGGATCACGTCGTCGGGGAGCTGCTCGAGTAGGTCGGTGAACCTCATGAGCGGCCCTGCCCCCTGTCGCAGGGTTTTCAGTGTGTCCCATGGTGTTGACCAGATCGGGAGCTTCTGGCCCGTGGTGCGTTCCGTTGTCCAGTCGTGGCTGAGCACGAACTCACCACTCGCGCACCTGCGCAGGGAGACCTCGAGGGCCTTGAAGCCCGCGCGTAGTGAGGCGTCGAGGCCCGCCTGCGTGAATTCCGGGTACTCGGTGCCGCCGAGCCTGTGGCTGATGTAGAACGGCCTGGCCGTGAGGAATTCGGCGACCAGGTCACGCGACGCGGCGGCGGGTGCGCTAGTGCGGGGTCGCAGTGGGATGTCGCCGCCGTCGCGGCGGCGGCGGTACAGGCGGCCCGCCACATCCCCGCCGTCGCGGCGCCGCACCTTGAGTACGCGGCCCGTGGGGGCTGCGTTTTCAATGGCGTCACGCATTGGGAATCACCACTTGCACGCCCGCCCCGTTCGAGGTCTGCGTATTCGGGTAGGTGACCGTAAGGTCGCCCGCCTGTGCGGTACGGCGCGCCACAAGCACGGTCTGCAAGTTGTTGCCCTCCTGCGCGGCGAACTCCAGGCGCTCCCACCCGGCATTGATGGTGACCTGGTCGGCGGTTTCCGGCGCCGTCGTCCGCTCAAACGCGAAACCAAGGGTGAGGCCGGTGGTCGCGGGCACCTCGGGCGCCGTGCAGGTGCCCGTCTCCGTCGGTTCGGCCTGGCGCTTCTTCACCTGGCCAACAACGGGCGTGCCACCGCCGCGGGTGTTGACGGCACCCCATCCGGCCTCGACGGGCTGCGACGTGCGCACCGTGAGCTCAGGTGCCCAGGGGCCGACGGCGACCGTGAACCGCATCGTACCGATCCAGTAGGGTTCGACGAGGGTCGCAAAACCGGCGGGGAAGGTGAAGGTCTGTCCGTTGACCGCCTTCGTGTTGACGGCGATCACCGTACGGTCGCCCGCCTGGCCGTCCGTGCGGACGGTGATCGTGTCGCCGACGTGCTGGCCGGCTGTGTGGCTAACCAGGGTCGGGCCAGCCGCCGGGTTCGGCTTCGTTTCGCCGTGATCGTCGTGGCCGGGCGCGTCGGCCTGCTCGGTGAGGAGGTACACGGTGCCGTCGGTGAGGGCTTCGGCTTCGGCGCGGCTGTTGACGATCTTGATGTCTGCGAGGGTAAGGGGCTTGCCCTGCTCGTCGACGAGGGGCGTCCCGCCGGGGGCCGGGGCGTCGGGCGTGACGGGCTGGGCGGTGAGGAGGTCTCCGAGCGTCATGGTCTGGCCGTCGGTGAGGGTCACGTCGCGTTCGGCGAGTAGGCCGGTCGGGGAGGCGACGGACACGACGTAACGGCCAGGCATTAGTTCGGCGGTGACGTGGCCGTCGTCGCCCTCGCTCATTACCGAGCCGGGGACGATGAGGTCGCCGTCGATGGTTCGCGTGGGGTTTGGGTTCGGGGTGGCGGTGATTGTGACGGTGACGGGCTGGCCGGTCGGTGACTTAACTCGGCCCTTGATGGTGGCGGTCATTCCTATCCTCACTGTGTAGCTGTGCTGTGCGGGGTGCCCCGCCCCATGCGCCGCGAGCCTCGAAGGTCGTCGCGGCGCCGGGGAGGGGTACTTGGTGGCGCGCGCTTCTAGCGCCTCGATCCGCCTGTAGATCGCGCTGTGCGCGTCGTGAGCATGAGAGTCGATCTGCTGCTGCGCGGCCTCGCGCGCGGCGCGCTCACCGTGGAGCTCGGCGGCCATACGCTCGCCTCGCCCGTCGATGCGGTCGATGCGGGCCTTCAAGTCCGACAGGCTGTCGCCGTGGCTGTCGAGCGTGGCTGCGACGCGTTCAACCGCTTCGCCGACTGCCTTCACGGTGTCGCGCACGGTGTCCAGGTCGTCGCGGATGTTCGTCGCGTGGTCATTGCTGACCTGAGCGTCGGCGGACTGGGCGGCGGCCTTCGCCTCCTCAGCGGCGCGGGTCGCCCGCTGAAGGTGCGACTCCATGCTGGTTTTCAGGCGAGTGAAGCCGACGGCGGCGGCGCCGCCCAGACCGGCGATCAGGACGGCGACCAGCCCGTTCAACGCCTCGATGACCTTCGGGTCAGAGAGGAGATGCGTCACTGGGCACGGTCACCGCCCGCGTCACCACCGAACAGATGCAGGTCGTCAACAGTTTCGCCTCCGGGGGTGAGGGCCCCCGCCCAGTCAATCAGGGACGCGCCGTTGATCTTGACGGCGGAAAGCACCTGGAACACAGACCACGCGATACCCAGGAAAACCGAGGCCTGCGCGAGGAAAAGTTGCCAGGTCGCCGGGTAGGAGCCCGAGACCCAGACGGCCAGGGAGACGACGACGGCGACGCCCGCGAGCAGCACCTTACGGCGGCGGGGCGTCCAGTACGGGCGGTCGAGCGCCGCCTGCACGATGGGCCAGATGAGGCCGACGACGACCGTCACCAGGAACGGGTCAGACTGCAGGCCAAGGAGGAGATTGTTCACGTCAGGCCTCCTTCTTGGTGGCGTCGATGACGCGCTGCGCAGCTGCGTCGATATCCTCACGCACGCCCCCGCGAATCGCGGCGACGGCGGCGTTATGGCGCTCCCACGCCTGACGGACGAGCAGGTTGTAGAAGTCCCACTCGACGACCTTCGCTTCGCCGAGCATCCGCTCGTACGCGGCGCGCTCCCCGTAGGTGTTGTCGATAGCGCGGGCACCGCCCACGGTCGCGTGAATCAGGGCGTAAGCCCACTCACCCCAAGGGGTGCGGGTGCAAATGATGTACATGTCGTCTCCAATCAGATCGGTCGTGATTGCTGCGTGCGCGGGGGCCGCGCCCGAGGTTGTGGAAGTGGTGCCGTCGGCGGCTTCGGCGGGCGGGCGCAGGACGTGCGTCCACAGGCCGCGAACCGTGTAAGGGTGCGCGTAGAATCCGACGACGCGGGACTCGCCGCCGGTGTCGTCACCGGCCCCGTCGCCCTCAGCGCTGCCCATGATGTCGCCCTGCCCGTCGATCCAGAGCTCGGCGACCGTGTCGTTGCCGATGTAGGCGGCGACGTGGCCGACACCGCCCGATGCAGCCTCGGACAGGAGGAGGTCGCCGGGGTAGAGGTTGTCGGCGTCGCCTCCGGTCTGTGCGTAGGGGATGACGGCCCAGCCGACGGCGGCGAGGCCTGCGCGCATGTCCCCCGTGTAACTGGCATAGCCGGTCGGGAGGCCCGCGCGGCGGGCGGCGGCGAGCGTCGATGAGGAACAGTCGGCCTCGGCGACCGCGCCGGGGATCGGCTCGGTTAGCGCGTTGATTGACTGTCTGTTCGGCTGCGAGTAGCCGACGTCCGCGACGGTCGTGTAGTACGTCATCCAAGATGCGAGGGCTTCGCCCTTCGTAGTCATGGGGTCTCCTATCAGTAGCCGGTGGCGTGGAAGGTGAAGGACACGGCGGTGGCGGCGTCGCGGTCGGGGAGGGTGATGCGGAAGCCGGTCGCGTTGAGCATGTCCACGGCCCAGTGGGTCGGGACGTGCGCGTTCACGTCGGCGTTCACCTGCCCGTATGCGAAGGTGACGCCGACGTGGACACAGTCGCCGGGGAAAGCGACCGGGAAGTTGATAAACGGGGTGACGCACCGCTTCGCGCCCGCGATGCCCTCGTACTGCGCGAATCCAGTCCACCGCCCGTGCTGCTCGACACGCTCGGCCTGCGCGGGTACCGCTGCCTTGCCGCCGACGACCCAGTTGCCCGCGGCTGCACCGTACGTGGTGACCGGGGTCAGGCGGGTGAGAGCCCATTTCCCGCGCTGGTCTTTCGTGCCGACGCACTTGTACAGGTTGTTTGCAAGGTCGAAGTAGACGGGGCGGCCCGCTGTGGGTGTGGCCCCGGCTCTGGCGGCGGCGTCGAGGATATTGCGCGCCTCGTCCTCGGTGTCCACGTGAATGATGTGACTGATTGATGCGGCGGTTTTCGGCCAGGTGGCGAGGATGTCCTCGCCCGCTTCGGGTGTGCGGACGCGGTTCCACTGTTCGATGGTCACGGGTTCCCCTTACTGTCGTAGGTAGGTGGCTGTGAATCTGTAGTCCTTCAACGTCGCGTAGGCGGCTTGATTCGATAGCAGCGCGATTCCGATACGTTCGCCTTCCCCGCACCGAATCAGGCCCGAGGTGCGGATCGTCATGTATTGGTTGGGGCCGGCGGCCCCGTACGCGTATACGGACCCGAAAGCCGACGTCGGGGAGTAGACGGCGCCCTTCGCGGCGTTCGTGACCGCGAGCAGAATCGTGCCGTCCCAGCTGTACGATTTGATCGCTACCCACGCCTCGACCTGATAGACGCCGGCCTTGGGGACCGTGACCGTCTGGCCGCCGTCCGACTTGTTCCACGTGCCGCCGGTTTCGACGAGCTTGCGGCCGCCTGACAGGAGCTGCAGGCGGTTCCACACGTCGCCGTTGAAAACCACCGACTCGACTTCCCCTGATGCCCAGCACAAAGCGGGCTTGTCCGCGAGCGCAGCCCAGGGCAGCTCAGAGACGAGGGTTCGGCGTCCGTTGATGGTCTGCCAGTAGGCGAGCCCGGTTGGTGTGAGGGCGGTGTCGTTGCCTTTGCCGTCTGCGAGCTGTATCTGCACGTTCTGGCTGGTGCGGGTCATGCTGATTCGGGACGGGGCGGGGTCTGCGTAGGCTTCGGTCCAGTTGGTGAGGGTGAGGCGGATCGGCCATTGGCGGGCCGCTTCGGGCGTGTTGTGTGGCCAGGTTGCGGCGATCTTGATTTGCCGCGCATCCGTGTTTTCGAGGTCGCCGACGTTCAGCGTCAGGGTGCGGGTGGTCGCCTGACTGGTGGATGTGGAGACAACGGCGGGGTCGCCGCCGATCAGGTAGGTCGCCGTGACGGTGGCCCCGGCGGGGGCCTGCAGGGTGAGGGTGACGCGCAGATCGCGCACGGCCTTGCCGCCGGTCGGTGTCGAGTGAGTTTCGACGTGCTCGGGGCCCCATGGGCCGGGCTTGGCGATCTCAAAAACCGGGTGCGAGCCTTGCCATGTGACGCGCGTGGCGGGGTTTTGACCGTTTGGGCGTCCGAGGGTGAAGGCTGGCTGCCACATTGGCAGTGTCTCGCCGCGCTGGGTGCGGGCGGTTCCGACGCCTCCGAGCACGAACTCAGAGCCCCTGAGTTGGGCGCCGCTGATCCACTTGCCGGTGATGCGGTCGGCGATCAGCTCGCCGGGGATGACGGCGTTTTCGGCGCGAATCTTGTCGACAACCGTGAGTGTGTCGAACGCGGCGAGCTTGCTGTATAGCGCCTCGCTTGCGACGATTTCGCGGGCGGTGACTGTGCCGGCCTTGATGCGGGAACCGTCGATAGGGCCGGTGTTGGCTTCGGCGATCTTGCGGGTGAGGTCGTCGCGTGTTTCCTCGATGGCGGCCTGCGCGCCCTGTAGGGCGGCGTTCGCCTGTTTTGCGGCGTCGCGGGCGGCCTTCGCGGCCTCGCCCACGGGCACGGTCACGACGCCGGTAGGGGCGGTGACGGTTGGCGCGTGGGCAATGGTCGCGGCTCCCGTGGTGTCGCGGTCGAGGCGGACGGGCGCGCCCTGCCAGGTGATGCCAGCGGTCGAGGGGACAACAACCGTGGTGCCGGGCGGGGCGCCGTGGGGGGTGACCTCGATGAGACCGGCGGCCTGGTCGACGATGCCCGTCACCGTCCCCTGCACCGGCCCAGTGTGAGGGGAGGGCGTGCGGGCCGGGGTGAGATCAAGCCAATCAGAGAGGCTATCGGGCGTGGACACTTGCGTAAACCTCCAAATCGACGCGCATTTGCGCATCCGAATCGGCTAAATCGATGGAATAGCCGGTGACGGTGCCGGTCACAACCTCCTCGCCCGTCTCCACGCTGATCGTGTCCCACAGCTCGATGCGCGGGTCAGACGCGAGGGCGAGGCTGCGCGCGCCCCTGGCGGCGAGAGCCTTCGCCCGATACGTTTCGGCGGCCTGCTGAACCGTCCCCTCGAGGTCGGTCATCTGCATTTCGCTGCGCTCAGTCACGACGCCGTACACGGCGGGCTGGTAGGGCGCGTCGTATAGGGTCGCTATTCCGTCGTAGTGGGGTGCGTCGCCGCCGCCTTCGGGGGTTTCGCCGGTCGTGCCGACGAACCACCTGTTCGGGCGGCGCTCTGCGCTCTTGCGGGCGGCCTCAATGAGGAGGTCGCGGCCCGTGTACGTCTCCGACGCGACCCCCGTCGTCGGCCTCCACACGTGCAGGCAGCCGTCGGGGCGGACCGTCCAGGCAAGCCCGTAAGCGTCGGCCAACTTCCCCATGGCCTCCGTACGCGACGTGCCCCACTCGAAGGTTCGCGGGATCGCCTGGTCCCCATCGTCGACAATAACCTGCAGGCCCCCCTCATCCGGGGCACCCGCGAGCCGCTGAAACTCCGAGGAAACGGTCGCCCCACCCGGCGGGGACGACGGCCAATCCATCGGATTCTTCTCGCACCGCTGCAGAAGGTCATACGCGGTGACGGTGACCCCACCGCTGCTGGTTTCTTCCCACGCGTCGATCTGGTACACGCCCACCTTGACGCGCGTGGTCACGCCGCCGGTGGTGATCGTCTGCGTGACATGCAACCGCTGCCCGAAGTTGTTCAGCGGGTCGCCGGGATCGCGGGGCACCCACCCATACGGGGCCTCGAGAGTGAGGCGCTCGCGGGGCGTACGATCCGTCGACGCTTCGAGCTGCGCGCTGACGACGGGAATGTCCTCAGCAATGACGCGACCGGCCAGGACCGACGCGACGTGCACATCGATGGTGGTCGGGGCGGCGAGCGCCGCTGCGTTCGGCCCGCCCCTCACGGCATACCCGCATATTCGCGCAGGAGGTCCACGTAGGAGCGGCCTCGCCATTTCGAGCGCGCGTCCCAGGTGCCCCACGTGACGACCGGGATGTTGCCGACCAGTGCGCGCGCCTCGTCCATGTCGATCTGCTTGTAATCGAGCGTCCACTGTCGGCGGACCCTGTCGCGGCGGCCCGTCCGCTGACTCGTCGCGTGCGTGATAACGAGGACGCGGACGGCGGGAATGTCGCAGTCCTGCAGGTCGCAGGAGTCGTGAGAGTGGACCGCGATCACCGGCTCGCGTGCTTCGAGGATGCGTTCGAGGCGCGCGCTTTCCTCAGCGTAAGCGAGAAGTTCGAGCTTGCCGGTGTAGGCGGCGGCAACGCCCGCCCACCTGATGACGGGCGTACGGCGAGCGCTGATGTCCGTCGCGGTCGCCCGCGTCTCATACTCGCGGGCGTCGTCCCCGATGTAGGAGACGACCGCCCGCGCCCGGGAGTCAAGGCTGGTAATCGCGTATCCTTCGCCGCGGCGGGTGAGCGTGAACCGCTGCGTCCCCACCGTGTAGGTCGTCGCCACGCCGGGCGGCGCGAGCGGGTCGCACACGGACACGGCGGCGCGGCCCGCCTCAGCGGGGAGGATGACGCGGGTACCGTCGCTCACTGCAAGGGCAGAGTCCGCGCCGTCCAGGTAGAAACAGGGCAGCCCCGTTTCCTTGTGTATCCAGGCTTTGACTGCCATTATTGAACGCTCCTCACGACTTTGACGGCCTCGGTTCGCGCAAACGCGCGCGCCTGCTCACCCGTCCAGGGGTTTGTCACGAGCGCGGTCACGTGGACGTTCGCCGCGCCCGCGCCCGTGGCGTTCCCGCCCACGCCGCCCGTCGCGTACGGGGTTGCGTGGCCGGGGATGTAGGTGCCGCCGAAAATGTCGGCGATCTGCCCGAGAATGGCCTCGCTGCGCTTGCGCTTCGACTTGGCGAGCGGAATGTAGCCTTCGCCCCCGGTTTCGGGCTCGGCCCACACGCGCCAGGCGCCCGCCGGGGCGATCTGCGCGACGTGCCGTTCACGGTGGAAACCACCGCCCGCGTAGAACGAGAGCACCGACCCGTCGGCCTGCGCAGACGGGCCGCCGCTCTGGCTGTACTGGCCGACGATGTTCACGTACCAGGTTTGCCCGTTCCACGCTGCCTTGATGCCTGCCATCTTGCTTGACACGTAGTCATTGGCGTTAATGTTGACATAGGGGCTGTAGCCGTCGATAGCGGCCTTGATCGCGTCGAGCTTGGCGTTCGCCTGAGCGTTGTTACCGTCAATCGTGACCGTGCCGGTCGCCGCGTCCACCTGGCCGACAGACGCGGCCAACTGCGCGATAGCCGGGTCAGAATTGGCGTCAATCGTGATCGTGCCGTCCTGATTCTTCGCGTAACCCAGCGTTTCCAGAATGGTCGTGATTGCGCTGTCGTTGACGGCGTTAATCGTGATCGTGCCGCCGTTCTGCGCCTGCACGTAGGCGATAAACGCGTCGACGGATGCGTTGGCTGCCTGAGTTTCAGCGGTGACGTGAGACTCAATATTGGTGGGGATTAGATTCAACTGATCCGCGAGCGCGGCGGCCTGGTCGGCGGACAGGCCCATCGATTGCGCGACACTGATGAAGTTGTCGCGCGTCAGCTGCATAGCGGCCTGCATGTCCTCCATGGTCGCCCCGTTCTTCTCCATGGATTCCACGAGTTCCCAGCCGCTCTTGGCGAGGTCGTCGAGGGCGGCCTGGTTGGCGCGACCCGCGGCGGTCGTGATGTCGAGCGTCTGGCCGTTCTTTTCGACGGCGGCGTTCGCCGCGTCAATCGCGTCGTACAGGTTTCGCCACGACCCGCGCTCCCCGAGGATGATGTCCTGGAGGGTTTTTTGGGCGTCGATTAGGTCGTGCGTCGCCTTAGCCTGGTCCTCCATGGCCTTCGCGGCCTGGTTGGCGGCCCCGGCGAGCTGGTCCTGCGCGCTGCTGTTCTTGATGCCTGCTTCGGCGGCGAGCTCGTTTTGTTCCTTGGCCTTAGCCAGGGCCGTTGTCTGTTCTTCGAGGCCCTTTTTTGCGTCACCATAGGCGACGGCGAGCTTTGTCTTGTCCACTCCGTCGGCCATGGCGTTGTAGCGGTCGAAAACGGCTTGCACGCGGTCCATTGCCTCGGCGGACCCGGCGGCGGCGTCGACGAAGTCCTTGATGTCGCCGCCGAGCTCCTGGAACGCCTTAGCGGCGGATCGGCCCGTGCCTTGCTTGCCGAATAGGCCGATAACCTCGATTTCCTTTGATAGGTTCTTTAGGGCGAGGCTGCGTGTGCTGTCGGTCGCCGCGTTGGTGATGCCGTCGAGTGAATCGGCGTATTCTTTCGCGCGGGCGGTGGCGGCGGCCTGCTGCTGCTGGTATTCGCCGAGGACGGCTGTCAGGCCCACAATGGCGGCGGTTGCGGCGAGGCCCCACGGGCCGCCGAAAGCGCCGAGGAGGGCGTTGCCTGCGCCCTTGGCGGCGTTGCCGATCCCCGCGAGGGCCGGGGTGGCGGCCTGCGCGAGGGCGCTGATGTTTGACACGCCGTTCGCGCGGGCGGTGACCCAGGCGGTGCCGAAGCCTCCGATGGCGGCGCGTGTTTCGGCGAGGCCGCCGCTCATCGCGGAAAAGCCGCTGCCAATGCGGGTGATGAACGGGATGGACCCGTTCAGGGACGACAGGGCGGTGCGAATGTCGGTGATCGTCGTAAAAATCTTCATTCCGGCGCCCGCTGTGAGCGTCGCAGCGGACGTGAAGGCGACGAGGCCTAGCGCGCCCTGCTGCACGGGGGCGGGTAGCGCGCTGAAAGCGTTGACGGCCTGCTCGGCGAACTGCACGATGGACCGGAGGAAGTCGTTAGCGCCGCTACCGCTCTTGATGAACAGGGTCTCGAAACTACCGCCGAGCTTTTCGAGGTCGCCGTTGAGGTTGTCCATGCGCGCCTCGGCGGTCTCCGCCGCATAGCCCGCATCATTAACCTTGTCGATCCAGTTCTGGATGCCGTCGGCGCCCTGCTCGTACAGGATCGACGCGGCGCGAATCGCGTCCTGGCCGAACATCTTTTTGAGGGCTTCCTGGCGATCCTCGGCGGTGAGCTTCGAGAGGCTGTCGTGGAGCTGGCCCGCGTAGGCGGCGAGGCCGACGAACTTGCCCTGCGCGTCGTACGCGTGGATACCAAGTTCCTCCATGTACTTAGCGGCCTGCTTCGACTGGGGCGTCATGTTCAGGAGCATCGTCTTGAAAGACGTGCCCGCATCGGAGCCGAGGAGGCCAGCGGACGCGAAGGCGGCGAGGCCGCCCGTGGTTTCCTCGATGCTGAGGCCGGTCTGGGAGGCGACGAGGCCAGCCTGTTTCAGGGCCATGCCGAGGTCGCTAACGTCGCCCATAGCCTTACCCGCGCCAGCGGCGAGGAGGTCTGCGACGTGACCGACATCCGAGCCACTGAGCTTGAACTGGGTGAGCGCCACGGATGCGATACCGGCGGCGTCAGCGACACCGAGGCCACCGGCGGCGGCCAGGTCGAGCGACCCCTTCAAGCCGCCGTTCAGGATGTCAGCGGTCGAAACGCCAGCCTTGGCGAGCTCTTCGATTGCGCCGGCGGCTTCGGACGCGCTGAACGCCGTATCCGCGCCCGCCTGAATAGCGGCCTCCCTGAGCTGGCCCATGTTCTCAGCGGATTCGTGCGTGGCGGCCTGGACATTGCTCATTGCCTGATCGAAGTCCGCGAAGGACTTGACGACGTAGCCGGCGGCGGCTGCCGCGGCGACACCGTAGCCGACCATGGCCGTGGATGCTGTGTCCCAGGCGGCGCGCTGTAGCTGCGCGGACTGTGCCAGGCGGCCCATGGTGGTCTCGGCGGTCTTGCCGGTCGGGTCACCCTTCGCGGCGAGTTGGTCTAGGCTCGTCGCCGCGCTCTTGATCTGCCTGTTGAAGTCGGCGACGTTCGCGCGCAGGGTGACCTTAATTGACCGTTCAGTCATGGGCGTTTGCCTTTCCGCGCGCGATCCGCGCCGCTATGTGACGGGGCGCCCCGCCCGGCGTCTAGTCCTCGGTGCCGGTGAAAACCACCGTCGGGACCATGCCGGGCGCGGGCCCGTTCTTGTGCTTCTTACGCCACAAATCGAGGGCCATTTGAGCGTTGTCCTGGCGTTCTTCCACCTCGAAATAGCCCTCGTAGTCGCCCTCGGTGAGTCGCTTGGGGTAGCCGTAGGAACCGACGCGCGTGTCCTCGTACATGTCCAGCGCGCCCGCGAGCGTGCTGTCCAGTTCGCCCCACGTGTCGCCGGGCACGCCCAGGAACTCGGTCGGCCTGCGGCCCCACTTCTTCGCGCTTCGGAGCGCCCGAACCAGCCACGCGCCAGCGGGCCGGTCCAGGCACTCCGTCACGAAGGGACCGAGATCGTCGGCTTCACCGTGTTAACGGTGGCGACCGCCTGAACGAGGGCCACGACCTGCGGTTCGATGCGGTCGCGTAGCGTCGCGAGCATGTCCACAGTGAGGCCTTCGGGGGCGGTGATCTGCGCGGCGAGCTGCTCGAGCGTCGCCTGGTCGCCGTCAATGCCGCGCTCGTCCATGTCCTTACGGAATCGCTGCACCCATTCGGCGGACCTGCCCTGCACGGTGATGTCGAGGGCAGAGGCGCGGATCTGGTCGGCGACCTCGCGCATCTGCTCTTTGATGTCGCGCATGTCGTCGACGTTGGCCGCGCGCTTCGCTTCGTCGTAGCGGGTTTCGAGTGCGGACAGGTCGGCGAACAGGTCGCCGCGCGCGTAGATGGTGACGGTTCGCTGGACGGGTGTGACGCCTGCGATCCAGGCGGCGAGGTCGAACGTCTCGGGGGTGACGGGCGCGTCAGGAGCCGTGTGAGTGAGGGCCATATCGGCCATGGTGAGTTCTTCGTCGTGGGCTGCCATGCCATGCTCCTATGTGTAGCTGTGGGGGTCTGGGCTGCCTGTGTGGTGGGGTGCCCGCCCGGCAGGTCTGGCAGCCCATTTACGGAACCTGCCGGGCGGGAGATGAGGGGCGTCAGAGGCGGTCAGGGCCGACGGACACGTCCTCGGCGGCGTCCATGATGTTCAGCTTCGCGGTGCGCTTGATGTAGCCCGCGAAACGGTCGGACGGCTTGGTCGGCGTACCGAGGACGGCCTCGTACACGCTGACGATGTCGCCTTCCGCGATCTCCTTGGACTCGACCGGGCCTTCACGCTCCACAAGCCAGATCGTGGTGCCCTTCTTCTTGATGAGATCCCAGACGAAATCGTCGGCGGCGACCGGCTTACCCGCCTCGTCGAGGTACCGGAAAACAGTCAGGTTGCCCGCGTAAGACGTGGGGCCGGGGGCCTTGCCTTCGCCCGTCTTACACATCTCCTGTTCCGTAATTTCGGCGTCGGAATCGGCGCCGAGCGCGTAATCCGACTTCATGATGTGGCACGAAATCTTCTTTCCTGCCTTGATTTCCGTGATGGTGGGCACTGCCATGTTCTTGGGCTTGACGGTGAGCGCCCACAGGGTGATGCGCCCATCGGCGAGGGTCTTTGCACCTGCCATGTTTCAGTCTCCTTCGGTGAGGGGGTCGGTGGTTTCGTCCCCATGCTCGGGGGCGTCGTGGGTGTCCTCCTGGCCGCAACACAGGGGTTCGCGGGCCTCGGGAGGCGGGGTGAGCGTCCAGTCCTCACCCCAGATCGGGTGCCCGATCCAGTGGGCGGGGATGTCCTGGAAAACGCCTGTTCTGGTGTTGTATGCGGTGACCATTCAGTCCTCCTTCGTTTCGGGTGTGGCTTGCGCGCGGAACGTCACGGTGCAATAGCGGGGCGCCCTGTTCGCAGGCGCGCCCACGGTCGAGTTGTCCGAGCGCACGTCCGTCACACCGACATGCACGAGCGGGAAGCAACGCCAGCCGGGCACCGTTGGAACCTCACCGGCCAGGACGGCGACCGCCTGATCGGCGAGGTCCAGGACGTTCACGGTCGTTGCCGCGACAACCTGCACGTGTAGGCGGACGTCGACGTCGCCGCCGCACCCGCTCATGGCCTCGGACTTGGCCAGTGTGGGCGGACCCCACACGAACGCGAACGGCGGGCCGGGGTTGCCGGGTGGGTCACCGACGAACGCTTTGACAGTCACCCCCGACGACGTGAGGGAGGCGAGGCGGTGGCGCATCTGGTTCATGATGCTGAGGGTCAGCCCCATAGCTCTCCTACGATGTCGGCGACGGCTTTTTGGAAGGCTTCGGCCTCCTCATTCAGCGGTTCGATAGGGTCGCGGGTGTGACCACCGCCCCTCGACGTACCGAAATAGGCGATATTCGCCAGGGCACCCGAGGGCTTGTCGGGGCCGATCTCCGCTTCAATGGTGTGATCCCCGTCGATGAGGTCATACGAGATGGACCTGGCTACTGCGCGGATACCGGCGTTGCCCGACTGCTCGAGGTCTGCCTGCATGGCGCGTTTGATGTTCAGCGCACCTTTGCTGACGGCGGGCCTAAGCCAGCGGGACAGCTCACCGGGCATCCGGGTAGCGTCGGCGGCGATCTGCCTGACCTCAGTCGTGTCGATCTCGATGCCGCTCACAGGAGATCGTCTCCGTTCGTTTCCACGTCGACCTGGAACCGCCTGCTCGTGACGTGCGTCTTGTCGAACAAGCCAGTCACGCGAAAGACACTCAGATAGCCGGCGACGCGGATCAGATCACCGACGCGAACCACATCCACACTGTGAGGCAGGTGAATCGAGTACCGCTGGATAGTGACGAGCGCCCCGGCGGCGTTCGCCGCGGTCTCATGCGCCTCGTACGTCTGAACTTTGCAGGGGCCAGACCAGACGGGGGTTTCGTCGATCTCGTCGAGGCCGTCGCCGCCGGTGGTGACGGTCGGCCTGGTGACGGTCGCGCGGTCGACCATGAGGGCTTCGGCAGCCTTGCGGCCCGCGAGGACGGCGGTGCGCGCGCTCATGCCCAGCCCCCCGTCGGCGTCGTGTCGGCGTCGCGTCCCCCAAGCCAGGGAACGGGGGTCAGCACCGGCATGTAAGCGCCCGCCGTGGACCCATCCTGAGATAGGCGCGCCCACTCGTCGGCGGTGAGGGTCAGCTCCACAGCCGACGCGGCTGCGTCCAATGTGTAGCTGTAGTCGTCGATTCTTTCGTTGCGCTTCCCGTCGGGGTTGCGGGCGCGGCGGGCAACAACCTCGCTGATGACATCGGCGAGGATCTGACGATCAAGCGCGGCCAGGTCTCCGAGGCGCGCCGCAATGATGCGCTCAGTCTTGCCGATCCAGTTCAGAACTTGGCGCTGCTCATCCGGGTCGGTGATCGGGCGGCCCAGGGTGGTCGCCACGTCGATTACGGTCGCGTAGGCCACGCGGGGCCGCCTTTCACTCGTCGTCGGTGGGTGTGGCAAGCCCGCCGGGGCCACGCCGCACATACCCGAGCCGCTCCCAGTACGGGAGTTGGCTCGCGGGCACTGCGACGTGGTCACCCGACGGGCTCGTCAAGTGAGCGACGTCGTCGGTCACTTGCGCATGATCTTGACGAACGCTTCCTTGTCGGCGAGCGCGAAGCCGTACTCGGCCTCGGCGCGGATCGCCACGAGGTTCTGCTCGTACAGGGACACGAGCTGTCCGCCGATGGTGACCGTGGCCTCGGTGGACACGTCCATCGTGATACCGCCGACGGTGCCCCACGCGGCCTTGGTCCAGTCGCCCAGGAAACCGACGGTCTTGTCCAGACCGGCGTTCTCGTGCAGGTAGGAGGGGCGGCCCAGGATAGAGCCCGAGCGCAGGGCGGGGATCAGGCCGTCATACGAGGCCTCGGCGAACAGCGGGCGGCCCGACGCATCCTTGGTGGCGAGGAGGTCTACCTCGAAGCCCGTGTCGAAAGCGAAGCCGTTGACCTGCTTCTTGGGGGTGCCCTGCAGGTTCAGGCCCATCGCCTTGACGATGTCGTCGTACACGTTAGCGCCAGCGGTCGCGCCCAGCGTGACGGACTTGGTGGTGGACCACAGAGAGGTGCCGAACGGGCCGGTTCCGGTGCCGTCGCCGCCCTTGTCGAAGAAAACGGCCAGGTCGAACGCGCGGGCGAACGCCTCGGCGAGCAGACCGGCAAGGGTCTCAGAGTACCCGCCGGGGTTGGCTCGAATAACCTCCTGAGAGGCCACGGCGATTGCCGTCAACTTCTTCGGCTGCATGGTCACGAGACCGAGGGATGCCTCGGTGGTGTGCTTCTTGGCGCCCTCAGAGGTCCAGTTGGCGCTCGGCTTGCCGGTCACGATGGGGAAGGCCTGGCCGCTCGCGCCGAGCGGGACCTTCTTCATGAGGGACATAGCCGCCGAGCCCTTGGCGGCCTCGTCGAAAATGGGGCCGGCGAGTTCCGGCTTGATGAAGCCGTTAAAATCGGCGAGCTTCTTGGGGTTGGCGATTGTCATTGTGTGCTCCCTTCGAGCGGTGAGTTGTGGGGTGGGGTGGGCTGCTCAGGGTGTCAGCGCCCGCCGACGGCCTCGACCAGCATTGCCGTGAGCGCGTCCGTGGTGGTCGCCGGCTCGGGCGTGCCGCCCTGCGAGGGGTCGGGACGCATGGCCAGCGGCGCGGGAGACGCGTCAGAGGCCGGGGTTGGCGCGGGGATCGCGGCGAGGAGCTTTTCAGCGG